AACCGCAACACCGGGAACCGCAACACCGGGAACTGCAACACCGGGGACTGGAACACCGGGAACCGCAACACCGGGAACCGCAACACCGGGAACTGCAACACCGGGGACTGGAACAAATCATCTTTTAATACTGGTTGTTTCAATACAGAAGAACCAAAAATCATGTTGTTCAATAAACCGTCAGATATGACTTATCGTGAATGGTTAAACAGTGATGCACGTTATCTTTTGAATCAGATACCAAAGAATGTTGTTGAATGGATTTATTCCAGTGATATGACAGAGGAAGAAAAAGCAGCATATCCAACACATAAGACAACGGGCGGTTATCTCAAAGTGCTTGATGAAGCTGAATGTGGTCAGTTGTGGTGGGGCAGCCTGTCAGAACACAAGAAGAACATCATTAAGGCAATACCAAACTTTGATGCTGCAATCTTTGAACAGTGTACAGGTATTAAGATAGATGACTGATCTTTCACTGATGCCCCATCAGGAAACAGCACTTGACCTGACTGCTGACAGAAACAGATGTGCTTATTACTTGGATATGGGTCTTGGTAAAACATTTGTGGGTGCCGAAAAAGCATATCTGCTGAACAATGATGTAAATATTGTGGTTTGTCAGAAATCTAAGATTGATGACTGGATAGAACATTTTCAAGAATATTATCCTGACTATTCTGTTTTTGACTTGACCAAGAAAAATCAGGCAGTCAGGTTCAGGGAACTGGTTGAAACAGATAAGTTTTATGATCATGACATTCAGATTGTAGGGGTAATCAACTATGATTTGGTGTTCAGGCGGTCATATATCAGTCATATACACAACTTTACACTGTTACTTGATGAATCTAGCCTTATCTGTAATGAAAACGCTAAACGGTCAAAGTTCATACTGAAATTGAACCCTGAAAGCGTGGTGCTTTTATCCGGCACACCGACAGCCGGGAAATATGAACGGTTATGGTCACAACTTCACCTTTTGGGGTGGGAAATTTCTAAAAAAGCATTTTGGAAATCTTACGTTGAAACAGAATGGATTGAAACTGGAAACTTCAAACAGGAAGTTGTGGTTGGGTATAAAAATGTGAACCACCTAAAGAAGAAACTTGCAGAACATGGTGCGGTATTTATGAAAACAGAAGAAGTGATGAACTTGCCTGAACAGATTGAACAGAAGATTTTCTTAAAAACTACAAAGGAATACCGCTATTTCATTAAGAACAGTTATTTGCTACTTGATACCTTGAATCTTTGTCAGTTTAAAGATGATTCAGACTTTGAAGGTAATGATGTGACACCAACGGTTGAATTGATCGGGGATAACAGTCTGACAAAAACATTATATGCAAGACAGCTTTGCGGTCAATATCATAAGGAAAAACTAGATGCGTTCCGGGACTTATTGGAATCCACAGAAGATAGGTTGATTGTGTTTTACAATTTCAACGAAGAACTGAACAAACTGAAAAAAATATGTGAATCACTTGGTAGGGAAGTAAGCTATGTGAATGGCTCTGGAATGTCAATGTATGCCTATGAAGAAATTTCCAATAGTGTTTTGTTCGTTCAATATCAAGCCGGGGCAATGGGTGGTAATTATCAAAAAGCAAACAAAATTATTTACTACACATTACCACTTGGAAAAGGGTCTTGTGATCTATGGGAACAGTCAAAAAAACGTATTCACCGTATTGGTCAGAATAGACCGTGTTTCTACTATTACTTACTGGTTAAGGGTAGTTTTGAAGAACAAAATTTTGCAGCGTTGCAGGAAGGAAAGGAATTGACAGATGAATTGTTTAAAAGTTCGTAGGGTACTTAGAAAAGTGAAAAACACAGTCCTGAAAGTGTTGATTTGGATGAATTTAGCAAGTCTGCTGTTTTGGATGTGTTTGGTGGATGTAATTATATCATGGCAACCCGTAGTAATCATGCTTGTAAATTGTTTTTTCCTTTGGTTGATGGCATATGCAAATGGTTATGTTTATGATACTGAACGGTATTATGAAAGACAGAAAAAGAAAGGTGAATTTTAATGGCAGAAGAGAAAAACTTTGAAAATCGTATCAAAAGATGGTTTCATTCAGTCGGTATTTATCCGGCAGGATATAGAAAAGACAAGATGGTAGTACCACAAAAGGGATGGTATGTAAAAATTTGGGGCGGTGGTTTCCAAAAATCAGGAATACCCGACATATTGATTTGTGTAAGCGGTGTATTTATTGGTTGTGAAGTGAAAGGAACAAACGGGAAACCTTCATCTTTACAGCTTGTGAATCTTAGACAGATTGATAATTCAAATGGAATTGCTGTATTACTTTACCCGGAATACTTGGAAGTTTTTAAGAACCTTATACTTTGTATTATCGAAGGAGATAAAACGAATGCAGCGTATAACTACAATATCTTAAAAACAAAGTGGAAACACTTTGAAAATAAAATTTTAAAAGGAGAATAGAAACATGGCAAAAAAAGAAACAGTTGAAGAAACAGAAGGTGCAAATGAATTAGCAACGGCGGTTGAATATAATTATCCTGATATTATCAGAAGTGCATTGTTAAAGACTAATAGGGATGGTGTTCTTGATTTGATTTCCTATATGCGTGAAATTGGATTTTTTGAAGCACCTGCATCCGGCGGCAACCATTCATTTGAAAAGGGTGGACTTGCTGCACATTCAGTCAATGTAATGTTTTGTGCTGAAAAAATTGGTGTTGCCCTTCTTGGTGGTGCAGCCTATAACGAGATTCAGGAAAGTGTGATCATTGCCGCATTACTTCATGACCTTGGCAAGTGTGGAGACTATGGTAAGCAGATGTATGTACCAAACATGATCAAAGATGGTAGACCAACTAAGGCGAACCCGGAACAGAAATATAAACAGTCCGAAGCAAAACCTTGGAAACGCAACCCGGATTTATTACCGCTTGATCATGCAACCCGTTCAATCAAATTGGCAACCCTGTTTATTGATTTAACCGAAGAAGAAGAATTTGCTATCAGATACCATGACGGTTTATATGATACCGCAAATTATGGAATTAAGGGTCATGAAACTCAGTTGTACATGATTTTACACTGGGCTGATATGTGGGCTAGTAGAGTAATTGAAGGTGAAAGAGAGGATGAAGAAAATGAGTAGTGCGAAAAATCACAGAATCAGAAGTCACAGAAGTTATAGAAACAAGGTTTCTACTGCTGAACGCTTTCAGGCAAAACAGTTTGCGAAGGTGTCACAGCAGAAGGTAATGAAAGAACAGGGTAATTTCTTTGCAAGACTGTTCAGTAAGTTCAAGAAAGGGGATAAATAAGTATGGCACAGAAAGTTTTGATCATGGGTGAATCAGGTACAGGAAAAAGTACAAGTTTAAGAAATTGTGATGCTGCAATCACAGCAGTAGTCAATCCAGTAGGGAAACCATTACCATTTAAAAATCACTTTGATATGTTGAATAATGAAACAGATGCCCGGAAGATTGTGAAATATATGAAAGAACAGGCGGCGGCAGGTAAGAAGTTGATTGTGGTGGATGACTTCCAGTATATTCTTGCAGTCCCATACATGAACCGTATCAAAGAAACTGGATGGGACAAGTACAACGATTTTGGTGCAAATTATTTTGAAATCATTGATTGCTACAAAGACCTTCCTGATGATGTTGTAGTGGTTTATATGACCCATTTAGAAACATTAGATAATGGACTGACTACTGTTAAGCTGATTGGGAAACTGTTGCGTGAAAAGATTACAATTGAAGGGCTTTTCACAGTTGTACTTAGAACAGGGGTAAATGAAGCAAAGTATTATTTCTACACACAGAACAGCGGAAAAGACACCGTAAAATCACCGCTTGGAATGTTCCCGGCTTATGCGATTGACAATGATCTGAACTATGTGGTGGATAAGATCAGAAACTATTATGAACTGGGAGATTATAAGTCTGATGATGAAATGGGACAGGCTGATCAGGAAGTAGCGGCAGACCTTGAAAAGCCGGATGCAAACGGTAGACGGTCAAGAACTGGCAGAAAGAAAGCAGAAGCAACAACTGAACCTACTGAACAGAATGAACCACCAAAGAAACGGGAAAGAAAGAGCAGGGCAGAAGTTCAGGCTGAAAATGAACAAAAGATTGCTGATCACATGGCGGCGGTAGATGAAGCGATTGATGAAGCATTTCCGGGACAGGAAGAAGTACCGTTTGATGAAGCTGCTGAAATTGCTGATAGTGTACCAAAGCCGGATTTACAGAAACCACCAAGGCGTACCCGAAAAGAAAGGGTTGCTGAAACACCTGCTGAACCGGAAAGTGCAGCGGATGAAGTACCGGAAAATGCAGAAACCCCGGCTGAACCGCTTGAAGATGCAATGAACCTACCTGAACCACGTCAAAGACGTAGAAGAACAAGATAAGTTGGTGATTGGTATGGAGATATTACTTTTTATGTTAGCACTTTTGTTCGGTATGGGTGTCATTGGTGACAAAGAACAGGAAAACCGCAACAATTACACGAAGATATGTATTGTGTGCATCATTGGAATTATTTTAATGAGGACTTTATAAGAAAGGTTAAAAGGTGAATAATTATGGCTATTGATTTTACAGCATTTGATAACAAGGTGAACTTGGATGAATTACAGAAAGAAGTTACAGAAGCAGATGCATCCGCATTTGATGATGTGCCGGATGGTACATATATCGTTGGATTTGAGAAAATGGAGATCAAACTGACAAATGCAAAGGACAAGCTGATGTTTGCGGTACAGTGCAAGATCAAAGAGGGTGAACATAAGGGAAGAATGATTTTCTTCAATCGTGTAATCAGCGGCAACAGTTCCCCGAAGTGGACAGACGGGCAGGCAATCAAGTCCGTATGCACATGGCTTGATAAACTAGAAACGGAAACAGTACCGGAGTTTATCAACTATGAAGATTTTGCCGGATGTGTTCTTGATATTTTTCAGGAAATTCAGGGTAAGGTTGAAGCAGAAGTTGACTATGCTGCAAAAAAATTCAATCCTATCACAATCAATGAGGTTTTTGACTGTTAGAAATATGAAATAAAATTAGGCGGTGCGGTTGGGTGCAATTATCCCCCCCCACCGCCTTTTTAAAAGTGGGTGATATAACATGATATTTTATGACTTTGAGGTTTTCAAGGAAGATTGGCTTGCAGTTTTCGTTGATGTGGTCAAAAGAAAAGAGTATGTAATCATCAATAACCCGGATGAACTTAGAGCGTTATATGAAGCAAATATAAGTAATATATGGGTAGGATACAATAACAAGCATTACGACCAGTACATAATGAAAGGGATTCTTCTGAAAATGAACCCAAAGAAGATCAATGATTATATTATCGTTGACAAAAAAGAGGGGTGGCAGTTTTCAAGGGCATTTAACAAGATACCTATGATCAATTATGATGTTATGCCGAATCCCCCGGTTGGTTTGAAAACTTTGGAAGGGTTTCTTGGAAGCAACATCAAGGAAACAGGGGTTGCGTTTAACATTGACCGGAAGCTGACACCGGGAGAAATTGCAGAAACGGTAAAATATTGCAGACATGACGTAGAGCAGACTATAAAGGTATTCCTTGAAAAAATTGATGATTTTAATGCTATGCATGGGATTGTGAAAGCATTCCCTTATATTGGCGGTCAATATCCGGCGATCACCTGCATAGGTGACAGTGAAGCCCGGATAACCGCAAAAGTGCTTGGATGTACCAAACAGGACTTCCATGATGAATTTGATTATTTTTTCCTTCCTTGCATCCAGTTAAAGAAGTATGCATTTGTTATGGATTGGTTTAGGACAGCGGTTGATGACTGTACCAAAGAAATGAAGATTGCTTATGCAAAAGCAAAGGAAAACTTTGAGAAAGCAGAAACACCAAGGCAGAAAAAGAAATATGCTGCTGAAATGGAAAAATGCGATTATACGGATGAATGGCGGTGGAACAGGTTCTTTTACAACAGATCATTGGAAAATATCAATGTTGCCGGGACACCGCACACATTTGGTTGGGGTGGTATTCATGGGGCAACAGAAAAGCCGATTCACGCAACTGGGTTGATTCTTCATGTTGACGTTGGTTCTTATTATCCGTCTATGCTGATCGCTTGGGGACTGGTGACACGTGCTGCATCCAAACCGGAACAGTACAAGAACGTCTATGATACAAGAATGGCACTAAAACGTGCAAAGAAAAAGAAAGAACAAGCCCCATACAAGAAACTATTAAATGCACTTTCCGGTGCTATGAAAGATAAGACAAACCCGGCTTATGATGCCCGGAACAATAACTGTATGTGCATCAACGGGCAGTTGATGTTACTTGACCTGATCGAGCATTTGGAAGTTGTGCCGGGATTTGAACTGATACAGTCAAATACAGATGGTCTTATCATCAGAATACCGGACACAGATGAAGCCTTTGATATGGTTGATGATATTTGTTGGGACTGGGAACAGCGTTGCAGCACACCAAAATGTAAGATCTTACTGGAACTTGATACCATATCAGAAATCTATCAGAAGGATGTAAACAATTATCTTTGGATTGAAGATAACGGTAAGGTCAACCGTATTGGTAAATATCTAAAGCAACTATCTAAAACAGACAATGACCTGCCGATCTTAAATAAAGCACTGGTGGAATACATGGTAAATAAAACACCAGTAGAGCAGACTATAAACCAGTGTAATGAACTGATCCAGTTTCAAAAGTTGGTCAAGTTGTCGGACAAATACAATCACGTGGAACACGAACATTGTCAACCTGTACAGCGTGTGGAAGGGACAAGGATAAAGAAAACCGTCTATGATTATCCACGAACCCAACACTACACCTACAAATCTTACCGGGTATTTGCTTCAAATGATTTGCAGGATGGAAGAATTTTGAAGTGTGGCGGTTCACGTGGCAAGCCTGAAAAATTTGCTGATACCCCTGACCATTGTTTTATTTTTAATGATGACGTAAATGATGTGGCTGTACCGAAACATCTTGATAAGCAGTGGTACATTGATTTAGCAAAAAGGCGGTTAAAACAATTTGGTATTACAGCGTAATACCGGAAAGGTGGAAATATGACAGATTTAACAATCAGATATGACAATGGTCAAATGATCATTCACTTGGAAGAATTTCTTGCTTGCAGAAATATTTCTAAGGTACGAAAGCTGCTAAAAATCATTGCTCGCAGCGATACCACGGAAATGACTGAACAGATTCAGAGCCACATTGAACACCGCATCAAAGGGTTAGATGATGTTGGAAAAATATCCGCAAATCAGCATGTGAAATTTGTGGAAACAGTCAAACAGGTGGAACAGGAAGTAAACAGGTTGGTACAGTTACGGTCAAGGTACAAGAAGAAAAGTGACGGATGGACACATTACAATGATAGGGTAAAAGAGAGTAGGGAACGGTTAAGAGAAGTGAAAGCATCTATGCGGAACAGCAAGAAAGAATTTGATGATACGATCCGGGATAAGAAATTTTTTGAAAAGCTGCTTTCCGAAGTATTCAGTTAGGTGGTGGTGAAATGCTTTACAAGGGTTATATAAAAAGCAAAGGAAAAGCAGCAATAGAGCCTTTCAAAGACAGGACAAAGTTCAGAACGTATGAAGAAGTGAAAGATCTGCCGGGATTTGCCGGGGTACTTGCAAATGATACGATCCTGATTGATGTGGATGACGGTGAACAGTCTGAAATCCTGATGGACATTGTGGAAGAATTTCAACTTGACTGCCGAGTGTACTGTACCAGTAGGGGCAGACATTTCCTGTTTAAAAATCATACGATTGCAAGAAACCGGACACATGTACCGCTTGCGGTTGGTCTGGTCGCTGATATTAAAGTCGGGACAAGAACATCTTATGAAATCTTGAAGATAGACGGTGAAGAACGGTTTATTGAATGGGATATTGAAGAAGGTGGTACATATCAGGAAGTACCAAAGTGGTTATTTCCGGTACGTGCAGCGGTGGATTTTCTTGACATGGATGCAGGTGATGGCAGAAATCAAGCATTGTTCAACTATATTCTGACGTTGACAGCAAATGATTTCAGCGTGGATGAAACAAGGGAGTGCATCCGCATTTTGAACAGGTTTGTTCTGAAAGAACCGCTGTCAGAGGAAGAACTGGAAGTGATTCTTAGGGATGAAGCCTTTCAGAAACCAGTATTCTTCAATGATAAGACGTTCCTGTTTGACCGTTTTGCTACCTATCTGAAAAATAACAATTATGTTGTGAAAATCAATGATCAGTTGCACATTTATCAAGACGGTACATATAGCACCGGATACAAGACCATAGAAACCGCTATGATTCATCAGATACCGAACCTGAAAAAAGCACAAAGAAGGGAAGTACTTGACTACATGGAACTGATCGTTGATGAACGCATACAGGCAGATGCAAGGTATATTGCTTTTAACAATGGGTTACTGGATATTGTGACCGGACAGATGCAGCCTTTCAACCCTGACTTGGTGATTACCAATCGTATCCCTTGGGACTATAACCCGGATGCTTACAATGAACTTGCGGATGACACTCTGAACAAACTTGCCTGTAATGATAAACCTATCCGGGCATTGTTGGAAGAATGTATTGGTTACTGCTTTTACAGAAGAAATGAGTTAGGAAAAGCCTTTATTCTGACTGGTGATAAGTCCAATGGGAAAAGTACCTTTCTTGATTGTGTTAAGGTAATCTTGGGGGAACAGAATATTTCAGCCCTTGACCTGAAAGAACTGGGTGACAGGTTCAACACTTCTATGATGTTTGGGAAACTGGCAAATATCGGTGATGATATTGGTGATGATTTCTTGCAGGGTTCGCAGGTCAGCATCTTCAAAAAAGTGGTTACTGGGAATAGAATCAAAGCAGAACGGAAAGGACAAGACCCTTTTGAGTTCAACCCTTACATTAAACTTTTGTTCAGTGCAAATGACATACCAAGAATGAAAGATAAGACCGGGGCAGTTCTTAGAAGATTGGTAATCATCCCATTCAATGCACAATTTTCAAAGTATCTGCCGGATGGGACACTTGACCCAAGCTATAACCCTTATATCAAGTATGAACTGGTTGAACAAAGTTCAATAGAATATTTGATCAGGGTTGGTGTGGAAGGACTGAAAAGAATCATTGAAAACAATGAGTTCACACATTCTGAAAAGGTTCAGCAGCAAGTGGAAGAATATGAAAATGAAAATAACCCTATTAAAGCATTTATAGATAATTGTGGCATTGAAATGATTGAAAATGAACCAACCGCTGATGTGTATAAGCGGTATCAGGTATTTTGTGCAGAAAACAGTATGCAGCCTATGTCTAATATTGTATTTAGCAAGCAGATCAATAAAAGACTGGGACTTGAAACAGTGGCGGCAAAAATAAACAAAAAAGCAGTTAGGATTTTTAGAAAGGTGTGAGATTATGAGTTATGTGATTGTTAGTGTTATTTCTCTTTTAATTGGTGGTGCAGTAGGTGTTGCCACCCTTGCCTTATGTATAGCAGGAAAAAACGCTGAAATTCAGAAAAAAGAAGATGTTTGCTATAACTGTTATGGCTGCTTTGGTGCATCCTATGGTGATTGTGATAATTGTCCAAGAAATAAATTACAAGTGCAAGGTGATGAAGATGAAAAATAAATTGAAATGGATAGCAGTCATAGGTATGTTTTTTGGTGCTTATGTTCTAGGTTCAGTGAATAGTCCAAAGTTCACTGAACCTATGACAGTTATTTTATATGACAGAACCAACAAAGAAATCATGCAGTATGAAGCATACCCGGAAATAGAAAACGGTGTTTTGCGGTTACTTGATTCTGATTTATTATATCAGGAACATGATTGTGAATGGGATAACATGATAAGAGGTGATTAAGTTAGTGAAGGACACAATACAAATTCTTGAATTGTTTGGTGGAATTGGTTCACCAAGAGTTGCATTAAAAAATATGGGTGTCCCGGTAAAATCTATTGATTATGTGGAAATTGATGAAAAGGCAGTAAGATCATACAATGCAATGTTTGAACAGGAATCTGCATATTGTCCACAGACTGTTGTTGGGTGGAATCTACGACCTGATATTTTAATTCATGGTTCACCTTGTCAGGACTTTAGTATTGCAGGACACCAAGGGAAAGCGACCGCAGTAGGTGGAAGAATCAATAAGGGGCAAGGTGCGGATGAAGGTTCAGGAACAAGGTCATCACTAATGTGGGAAACAGTACACATCATTGAGCAAATGGGAGCATGGAAACCAACTGTCGTAATATGGGAAAATGTCAAGAATGTTGTATCAAAGCACATGGTTCATAATTTCAATCGCTATTTAGATTACATGAAAAGTCTAGGCTACACAAATAGTTATAAGATATTAGATGCACGTGATTATGGAATACCGCAGGCACGTAAAAGATGTTTTACTGTATCGGTTTTAGATGATCAACCTTTTGATTTTAACTTAATGCGTAAAAGACCTATGCGACACCTTTCTACTTTTCTTGAATCAGGTAGTGTTTCTGATTGTTATATGGTTACACAACCAAGCGTATATAATTCAATCGGTAAAAAAGGAATTAGAAGGGCAACGATTATTAAAGACTACGCAAATACAATTACTACTAGACAGGATAGAACTCCGGCACAGGTTATTGACTGTGGTAATGAAAAATACAGATACTTGACAGAATTGGAATGTTGGCGGTTAATGGGATATTCTGATGAAGATTATTATAAGGCAGAATCAACTTGTAAAGTTGAGCCGGGAAGAATGAATAGGACGTTATATCATCAAGCCGGAAATTCAATAGTTGTACCTATATTTGAAGAAATGTTTAGAGTAATCATAAATAATATTTTGGAAAGGAATTGATAAATATGGGATATAAAAATTGTGAAGGATATGTTGACCCAACCGCAGGTGTGGCAATGGGACACGTGAAGAGAGAAGAACAAGACATTGACAAGCTGAACCACAAAGTCATACAGTCTTTTCGACTACTTGTAGACCTTGCCGGGTTTGAGATTGTCGGAAGGGTAACTTTAAAACACAAGAAATCAGGGAGAATATTCAGATGAAAGAAATTATTGATCAGATTAGTGAAGCTGCTCTTTTAGAACAGCTTGCAGAAGAATGTGCAGAACTGGCACAAACATCTTTGAAATTGAGCAGAATAATCAGAAAAGAAAATCCTACACCAGTCACAGAACAAGATGCTTACCAAAATTTTGTTGAAGAAGTTGGGGATGTACGGTTACTGCTGAAAATTATGGATTCTTCCTATGACGGTATTGACACAAAAGAGTCAGAACAATATAAGTTGCAGCGTTGGAAGAAAAGAATAAAAACGGGTGACCAAAGAGTATTGCGGTTGTAGTGGTTACGGTTCAAGTTACACATGGTTACAGTTTAAGTTACAGTTAAAATCCTTTATTTATACGATAGTTACAGTAGTTACAGTTAAAATTAAATTCTTTATATTTTTACTTTTTATTGAGTTATAGTATAGTGTAAAAAGTAAAAATATAAGAGTATAGAATTTAAGTGTAACTGTAACCATGTGTAACCACTAATAAAATCAAGGCTTTGCAGTACATTTTAGTATATTTTTAACTGTAACTGAACCGTAACTTTTTAGAAAGGAAGGTAAAAATGAGCGAAAAAAAGAAATATTTGACTGCTGAACAATACCTTAGTCAGTTAGGAACAATAGATGAAGCTATCAATCAGGACATAGAACGATTATCAGAAATGAAACTAAATGCTATGAGTACAGGCGGTATTGATTACAGCAAGGAACGTGTACAAACTTCTGCTGTCGGTGATAGACTATGCTCTGACGTTGTACGTTATACTGAACTTGATGCACACATTAATGCACAAATAGATAAATTTGTTGATGCAAAAGAACAGATTATCAGGGAAATCAGGGAATTACATCAAGTAGATTACATAAAAGTGTTGTACAGGGTTTATGTTCAACAAAAAAGTTTAAAAATTACTGCTGCTGAAATGAAGAAATCATATCGTTTTGTGCGTGATGTACATAAAAAGGCACTTGCAGCGTTTGAAGAAACACATAAAAATTTAACATATTTCCTATAAATGCCACTTTTTGCCACTTGTTGCCACATCATGTATGTTGAAATATCTTTATTTTAAGGCTATCATGTAAACTAATGAAATTGTGCAGGTTATTTCATATTAATAACCTGCAATTTTTTATTTTGCTTATTGTCTATCTGCTGCAAGGGTGCTTTATAGCCGGACTTTTCACCCGGTGAACCTCCTACCTTGCAGCAGTTTTTGTTTATAAAACGGTAGAAAGGCGGTGTATCAGATGGCGAAAAGGCAGTTAAGCGAACAAAGACAACGATTTGTAGAAGAATACCTGACTGACTTGAACGGTACACAAGCAGCTATCAGGGCAGGGTATTCAGTAAAAACAGCACAGGAACAATCATCACGTTTGTTATCAAATGTTATGGTTCAAGAAGCTATTTCAAAAGCAATGGCAGCACGTTCTAAAAGAACAGGGGTCAATCAGGACAGGGTTGTTTTAGAACTTGCACGTATTGCTTTTGTGAATATTGAGGATGTTGTTGATACAGATACAGGTAAAATTCTCCCAAATGCAACAAGGGACGATCTTGCTTGTGTTGAAGGGATAAAATACAAAGAATCTGACAATCAGTATGGTGGTAGCGTAGAGCGTGAAGTCAAGGTTGCGTCCAAACTAAAAGCCCTTGAACTGCTTGGAAAGCATCTTGGTATGTGGAACGATAAACTTGATGTGAATATTACACAGCCTGTTGTTATTACGGGGGCTAATGATCTTGAGGACTAAGCACAGACAACCCACAAGTCAATATGTGTTTGGGTATCAGAAGTTTATTCTGTACCCGGAAGATTACAAACCAAATAAATCCGGCAAGTTGAATATTAAGCTGCCGGAAGTAGTCGGTAAGGGTTACGGTACATTTTGGCGGTGGAAAGGTAGATACCGGGCAGTCAAAGGTTCACGTGCATCTAAGAAGTCAAAGACTACAGCATTATGGTACATCACCAATATGATGAAGTACCCTGATGCGAATACCTTAGTTGTCAGAAAAACTTACAGAACACTAAAGGATTCCTGTTTTACTGAACTGAAATGGGCTATACATCGACTTGGTGTTGATGCTTTTTGGGACATAAAAGAATCACCGCTTGAAATGACGTATAAGCCAACAGGTCAAAAGATTTATTTCAGAGGACTGGATGACCCACTGAAAGTAACATCAATCACTGTTGATCAGGGTGTATTGTGTTGGATGTGGATTGAAGAAGCCTATGAGATCAGCAGTGAAGATGATTTCAATATGCTTGATGAATCTATTCGTGGTGCAATCCCGGAAGGTTCAGACCTGTTCAAGCAGATCACCGTAACATTCAACCCTTGGAATGAACACCATTGGTTGAAGAAACGGTTTTTTGATAACCCTGATGATGAAACCCTTGCACTTACAACCAATTACAAGTGCAATGAATGGTTAGATAAGGCAGACTTAAAGGTTTTTGAAACCATGCGGAAACAGAACCCAAGACGTTATGCAGTGGCAGGTCTTGGTGATTGGGGTATTGTTGATGGTCTTGTATATGAGAATTGGCATGAAGAAGCCTTTACACTGGAACAGATCAGGCAGCAATACAAGATTGATTCAGCCTTTGGTCTTGACTTTGGTTATACAAATGACCCATCTGCATTATTTTGTGGATTCATTGACACGAAGAACAAAAAAATATTTGTTTGGGATGAAATGTATAGTGCAGGTCTTTCCAATGAGCGAATATATCAGAACATCACTGATATGGGCTATGCAAAGGAAAGAATCACAGCGGATTCAGCAGAACCAAAGTCTATTGATCAGTTAAAGGGTTATGGTCTTAGGGTCAAAGGTGCTGAAAAAGGTAAGGACAGTATTAACAGCGGTATTCAGTTTATTCAGGACTTTGAAATTATTATTCATCCCCGGTGTGTGAATTTCCTGACAGAAATTAGTAACTACACATGGGACAAGGATAAGTTTGGAAATAAATTAAATAAACCTATTGATGACTTCAATCATCTTATGGATGCTATGCGGTATGCATTAGAGAAGTACATCAACAAAGGCGGTAAATGGATTATTTAGTATGAGGTATGAAACTATGAACATTAGAATACATAATGATATTTGGAAAGTGAAACTGACAGATGGTAGTAAGAAAAAAATGACACCTGATGCAGAACACTATAATTTGGGATTATGTGAATATGATAAGCAGGTAATCAATATCAGATCAGGACTATCAAAATCAGTAGCAAGGTCTACTATCATTCATGAATTGGTACACGCTTTTCAATTTTCCTATGGTAATCAAGTGGAAGGTGAAGAACAGATGTGTGATTTCTTTGGTGTTCATGGTGATGGAATTATAAACCTTGCAGATCAGATTATGGAAGGGGTGATTGGCATTGCTGACAACCGAAGAAATTAAATTATTTATTGATGAAGATGCCGCATCCACGAAAAAGCATTTTGCCCGAATGGGTGAAAGGTATTTTGATGGTGACCACGACATTAAAAATTTAAGATTGTTTTATTACAATGCTGATGGTGAACTTGTGGAAGATAAGGCAAGGGCAAACGTGAAAATAGCACACCCATTCTTTAAAGAGTTGGTAGAACAGGGTACACAATACACACTTTCAGGGAATGATGGTTTTGTGTTCTCGGATATTCCTGAATTACAGACTGAACTTGATGCAAGATTCAATAACAATGATGATTTCATTGACGAACTATCAGGAACAATCACAGATTGTCAGACAAAGGGATTTGCTTATATGTATGCAATGAAAGATGCATCCGATAAGTTAAAATTTACGTGTGCAGACAGTATTGGTGTTGTAGAAGTAGAAGCCCGGTTTGCATCTGATAATAAAGCCCATGTATTGTATTGGTATGTTGACAGAGTAGACAAGGAAGGTCACCAACAGAAGAAAATCATGGATTGGGATGATGAACAGGTTTATTATTATGTTCAATCTGATCAGGGAGAAATTGAAGAAGATACAAGTATTGATGTGAACCCACGACCACATATTTTGTATAAAGTTGATGGGGATAAGTCAGATCAGACTTACATTGATTCATTGGGTTTTCTTCCTTTTTTCAGGTTAGATAACAATAAAAAGCAGATTAGTAATCTGAAACCAGTAAAAGATTTGATTGATGATTATGATTTGATGGCAAGTAGTCTATCCAATAACCTGATTGATTTTGACCATCCACTTTATGCAGTTAAGGGGTTTGAAGGGGATAATCTTGACGAATTGCAGCAGAACTTGAAAACAAAGAAAATTGTAGGGGTTGGTGCAGAAGGTGGGATTGAAGTACACACGATTGATGTACCTTATGAAGCCCGGAAGGTAAAAATGGAACTGGATGAAAAGAACATATATCGTTTTGGTATGGGACTGAATATGTCAGGTCTGAAAGATACTTCCGCAACAACCAATATTGCAATTAAAGCTGCATACTCTTTACTTGATCTTAGATGCAAGCATCTTGAAAGAAATATCAAACGATTCTTGCGTAAGATTGTGACAGTCTGCATTGATGAAATCAATCAGCAGAATGGTACAGATTATCAAATCACAGATGTTTATTTTGAATTTACCCATGAGGTAATGAGTAATGAACAGGAAAATAAACAGAATGAACTGACAGATGCCAACAGAAAGAATGTTGAAATCAATATGTTATTGGCATTGGTCAATGTGTTTGGTGATGATTTGGTTATTCAGTACATTTGTGATGTGCTTGATATTGACTATGAAGAAATAAAAGACCAGTTACCTGATGATGAAGCCGCTAAGGTGGAAGAAGTTCAGAATGATCTTGATGGATTGATACCTGATGACGAAGGTGGTGATACTGGTGAACAAATCGCAGAAGGAAGTACAACAGGCACATCTTAATGCAGAAAAACATCTGATTAAATTATTAGAAAGGGTTTATGGTCAAGCCCGGAATGATTGCGAAAAGAAAATCATGGAACTTTCAAGTCGGACTGACCTTGAAAACCTGCAAAGCATCATTTATCAGAAACAGTATCAGGAAGCCTTGAAGAAACAGCTTGAAGGTATTCTTGATAATCTGCAATCAGAAGAATTTACTTCTATTGCGGATTATTTGCAAAAATCCTATCACAATGGATATATTGGTGTAATGTATGATTTAACAAAGCAAGGAATACCCTTAATTGTTCCTGTTAATCAGAATCAGGTAGTAAAAGCCTTGCAGACTGACAGTAAATTGTCAAAAGGTTTGTATGCCCGGTTAGGTGAAGATGTAAATTATTTAAAGCGTTCAATCAGGGCTGAACTTTCAAGGGGAATTGCGAACGGTTCAACGTGGAATGAAATAGCCGGGAAGATTGCAAAGGGAATGAATAGCCCTTTTAATAAATCTTACAACCGTGCTATTCTGATTGCCCGTACAGAAGGACACCGCATACAACAACGGTCAGCCCTTGATGGTCAGTTTGCGGCAAAGGGAAAAGGTGCAGATGTTCTAAAACAATGGGATAGTACCCTTGACCGTAGGACAAGACCACATCATAGGATGTTGGATGGTCAGATCAGGGAACTAGATGAAGATTTTGAGATTGAGGGAATGACTGCATCTGCACCGGGGCACTTTGGGAAACCAAAAGAAGATTGTAACTGTCGGTGCTGCCTGTTGCAACGTGCAAGGTGGGCTTTGGATGAAGATGAACTGAATGAATTGAAAGAACGTGCTGCATACTTTGGACTGGATAAGACCAAAGACTTTGAAGAATTTAAGCAGAAGTATTTGAAGTTACCTAAAAATGCTGATACAATGAAGATACCAAAAGAAGTAACGAACATTGAAGAAGTTTTTAACAGTCACCCAACTTTGAAAAGATTTAAAGAAGCGTGTGATAAATTAAATGTTTTATACAATAAGGTATTACCGCATAAGCAACCAGTAAGTGAAGAAGAAATGATAAAAGCACTTGCAGGTGGTGATAAAACATCAGGTTCATGTACATCCCTTGGATTAGCTTATATTGGTCAAAAGGGTGGACTAAATGTGTTAGATTTTAGAGGTGGAGAAAGTCAAAACTTCTTTTCCAACAACTACAATCTAAAAGAAATTGCAGACCTTCCGGGAATTACAAAAATTTCTGAAAAAGCAAGGGCAACTGCCACAGCCGGAAAGAAATTATTAGCAAAAGTTGAGGAAGGAAAGGAATATTATTTTGTTTGTGGTAGACACGCAGCAATTGTTAGAAAACATGATGGTATTCTTCAATATTTAGAATTACAGTCTGCAACTAATAGCGGATGGATAAATTTTAATGCCAATGTTCGACATACATTATCATATAGATTTGGTGCTACTCAAAAAGGATGGGACTATGAAGCGTATATGTTTGATGTAGACGAAGCAAAAAATTCAGAAGAGTTACAAGCGATACTTGGATATATAAATACAAGTGTTGATTCTCAAATGAAAGGGGTTGGTGGAAGTGTCAAATAACAGATTTTATAAGAATGACCCAACCGATCAGATTTGGTGGATTGATAATCCTGATAAAATCGGTGAATGGTTGTTTAGTTTCGATAAAAAGAATATTTTCAATATGTTCAGAGATTATCCACACAACCTGACACCTAAACAAAAGGAAATATTTGATGAAGAAAATCCTGAATGGGCTGACTTCTTCAAAGACAGAGTATAAAAGCATTAGTGATAAAAATATCATTAGTGCTTTTTTATTGTCTATATGGCGATTATATGAGTTCTGAAAGGGGTGATAATAATATGAAAAGGCTGTTTATTTCACAACCAATGAGAGATAAGACAGATGAACAGATTCTTGCTGAAAGAGAAAGAGCAATCAAAGAAGCCAAAGAAATGATTGGTGAAGATGTAGAAGTTATTGATTCATTTTTCAAAGAAGCCCCACATGACGCAAAACCACTTTGGTATTTAGCAAAATCACTTGAATTACTTGCTACTGCTGATGTGGCTTATTTTTGCACCGGGTGGGAATTGTACAGAGGGTGTAAGATTGAACACACTTGTGCGGTTGAGTATTGCATTGATCGAATTGAGCCATAGAAAGGTTAAGGTGATCCGATTTATCTCCCATCTATGGGTTAAATAGTTGTTTTTAAAGCATCCTGAAAAGGGTGCTTTTATTTTGTCCGAAAAAGGCTTATGACGTTTAAACTGCTGCTGAAATAACCCTTGCAACATGGGATATAAACTGTTGTCTGTTCGTGGTGACACCACATATAAAAACGTAACAGAAAAGAAAGGAAGAAAAACATGGAATTTTTAAAAGCAATCTTAGGTGAAGAAGTGTATAACCAGTTTATTTCAAAAATCAACGAATTTAACGGGGATGAAGCGAATAAGGACAAACAGATTAAATTAGCCAATCTGACAGACGGTGCTTATGTGAGTAAGGATAAGTACACAAGCCTTGAAACGGATTTATCCTGGAAAACTTCCGAACTGGAAAAAGCCAACAACCTGATTGAAGAATTAAAGAAATCAACCGGGAAAGATGAAGGTTTGCAGCAGAAAATTACTGATTATGAATCAGAGATTGAAACATTAAAACAGGAAAATGCTGATCTGAAAACAGAAAATGCATTGAAATTTGCTTTGGTAGCTGCCGGGGCAGTTGATGTTGACTATTTGGTTTTCAAAGCAAAAGAAAAGGGTGAAGTAAAACTTGGTGATGATGGAAAAATCAAGGGTGAAGATGACCTTATTTCAGGATTAAAAACACAGCATCCTGCCATGTTTGAAGCATCCGGCAGTAATCAGCAGCAGAATGGTAATAGACGGATTCTTGAAAATAATTTACCGACAGGTGGTAAAGACAAGACCGTCACAAAAGAGCAGTTCTTGAAAATGGGTTACAACGAAAGAATGAAACTGAAACAGGAAAACCCGGAACTGTTTAAACAGTTAAATACACATTAAGAAAGGTTAAAAAGGTGAAAGAATATGCCAAGAACAGGTAATTTCGGTGGATTTGAATTTGATGAAGAAGTTTTTGCCGGAATGATGCAGGAAGCGGATTATTGGGCTACCCCTATCATTCTTTCCGGCATTGTGCAGCAGGATAGTTCAATCATGGATTTGATTGGTGAAAAAGGTAATGTTGCCACTATTCCGATTTACAAACCATTGGATGCGTTTGAAGATAACATGGAAGCTCTGAACAATGATGGTATGACGAACAACACACCTGTTGAGATCAGCGGTGACAAGCAGACTTGTATGTTGATTCAGAGAATGAAAGCATTTCAGGCGAAGGACTTTACAAAAGAATTGACGGGTGCTGACCCTATGACGCTGATCAGAAATAAGATTGCCGGATATTATAATCAGGTTTGGGAAAGAGAATTGATGAATATTGCACAGGCAGTTATGAGTGTGGCAGAACTTAAAGATCATGTACTTGATTTGGGTACTAAGTCCATTGAAGCAGGTACAATTTATGATGCAGAACAGGCAGCACTTGGTGATATGGCAGGTGGTCTCGGTTTGATGGTTATGCACTCCATGATTTTCAAAGAGTACAAGAAAATGGAAATGGTTGATTATGACAAATATGTTGTTGATGGTGTGATTCAGAAAGAAATTACACTTCCTACAATTGCAGGTAAGCACGTGTTGGTAACCGACAGATTTACCGTTACAGGTGAAAGTTCAGATGCAGTTTACAGCACTTATCTGTTTGGCGAAGGTGCTTTCTTATCTTGCGATAAAAAGAATTATGAAAACCAGTACACAACAAACTATGACCCTGAAACTTCCGCAGGTATTGACAAGTTCTATACCAAACAGGGTAAGGTGCTGCATCCAAACGGTCTTTCTCTTGCAGTAGATAAAATTGCAAAAGAATCCCCTACATTTGCAGAACTGGGTACTTCTTCCAACTATGCGTTGAAGTTTAACCCTAAGAATGTAAAAATGGGTCTGATTAAGTCTAAAGTCGGTGCAGTAATGGCATAAAGAAAGGTACGGTGATCTGATGATTATTGCAGTTGATGAAGTGATGAAACTGCCTGAATTTTTTGGACAGACTGAATCCGTTATTGCTGACAAACTGAACGCTGCTGAATTAATGATCAGAGCGTACACTAATAACAATTTTCAGAATCGGTTTGTGAGGTTTCGTGCAGAAAGCCGGGGAAACCGCATCATTGGAACATCTGACTATTTAAAAGTAAATGATACAGTCCAAATTTCACAATCTTGTGTGAATGATGGACTGTACACCATTACAGAAATAGGGAATGATTTTATCAGGGTGAATGGGGATTTATACCACCATCCTGATAACTTAGTGACTAAGGTTGAATATCCGGCTGATATTAAAGCAGGTGTTCTTGAAATGCTGAAATGGGATGTGAAAAACAGACCAAAAACAGGCATTAAATCAGAAACATTGTCAAGACACAGCGTAACTTATTTTGATCAGGATGCAAATAATCAGGTTATGGGTTATCCTGTTACCCTACTTGGTTTCTTAAAGCCTTATATAAAGGCTAGATTTTGATTATATGAGTATTGGCGGTAACATTTATGCATTATTACAGGTAAAAAGTAAAGGGGCTAAAAATAGCATAGGTGCGTATGAAATCGAATGGGTAGATTGTACATCTTTAAAAGGATGGTTAGATTTATCGACAGGTGATTCGAAACACAATGTATTTAATGCTAAGATTCAAGAAAGTACACATATTTTCTTATGTGATTTTACAAGTCTGAAAGCCTTGTCAACTAAATGGGTATGGAATCCATTTAGTTTCCTTACTGGAATCATCAACAAAGATGAACAGGAAAGTATTGTTGATGTGACATCTGAAAATGCAAGAATGGTAATTCATGGTACAGTATATGAAATACTCTTGATTGATAACCCAATGAACATGAATGAACATCTTGAAATTTATCTTAGATTCATAGGGGGTCAGTAGTATGCCGTTGGAATTTGAAGATAACAGATTGAAAGTAAAAGAAGCATTATTTGATGCAGGTGAAGCGTTCTTACATGAAGCGTGTGGAGAACTACAAGCAAGAACACAAAGAAATTCAAGAGTTGATACAGGTCAAACCAAAGGTTCATATGAGTATAACATCAGCGGTAGTTTTATGGCAGGTGAACAGTATGGACAAGTTGGAAGCAACATTGAAAATGCTATTTGGGAAGAATTTGGAACAGGTGAATATGCATTACATGGTGATGGTAGGAAAGGTGGTTGGGTGTATCAAGCACCAAAGGGTGAATTTTATTTCACAAAAGGTAAAACGCCGAACAGACCAATGCACAATGCTTTCACCGCATTAAAAAACAAACTGATAAAAAGATATGCTGATATATTAAGAAGCAAGATAGGGGGGTAGGTAATGGAAGAAGTTTTAAATTTTATGAGTACAGAACTAGAAAAGGTTGGTGTACCATATGAGTTTTTAGAGTGGACACAAACCGTTACCTACCCTTATTTTGTTGGGGAATACAATGAGTTTGAACCGATTTTAGAAAACAATGAAGAAGAAAAGACCTTCATTTTGACTGGATTCTGCCGGGGGAAAGATGCCCGGTTAAATTTAGAAAGAATGAGGGGAAAAATTGAAAAAGAGTTTCACCCGGTAAATGGAAAAATTGCAACGCTGAATAGTGGTTCAGTTGTTGCAATTTTTTATAGCACAGCTTTTTATGTGCCTACGGGAGAAGCTGAACTTTATAAGATACAAATTAACTTAGATATAAAATTATGGAAGGTGGTATAAAAATGGCAGAAGCATTAGGGGCAGAATTTAAGTCAAGTGGTGTTACAGAGAAAACACCGGGTAATATCCCTTTTGGTGCAGGTACAATTCATAAGGGTTTGACGTTTGATAGTGCCGGAACAAAAAAATGGAACTTTGCAGAATCCCTTGTTGGTGCGCCAATGGCCGTCCTGCACAAGGCGATGGTAACGGTCGGCGCACTGGCAG